GAGAGATAATGGAAATTTCAATTAAAAAAGAAGAGCTTCAAAAGAAAAGTATATTTGTTGCAACACCAATGTATGGCGGTATGAATCATGGTTTATATGCCAAAGCTTGTTTGGACTTACAAGCAATTTGTATGCAATATGGAATCGCAGTTAAATTTTCATTTCTTTTCAATGAATCTTTAATCACACGGGCAAGAAATTATCTTGTCGATGAGTTTGTAAATCGTTCTGATTGCACACACCTATTGTTCTTAGATGCTGACATTCACTTTAATCCACAAGACGTTATTGCTCTTTTGGCTTTAGATAAAGATGTTGTTGGTGGGCCTTATCCTAAGAAAGCCATCAAATGGCGTTCTGTTAAAAAGGCCATGGAAAGAAATCCAAATATTGAATTGGGTCTACTAGAAAGAGTTACTGGTGATTATGTTTTTAATCCTGTTAAAGGTACTGCACAATTTAATGTTTCTGAACCATTAGAAGTTTTGGAAATTGGTACTGGTTTTATGATGGTTAAACGTGAAGTGTTTCCTAAATTTGCAGAAGCATATCCACAACTTCGTTATAAACCAGACCACGTAGGTCAAGCACACTTTGATGGTTCACGTTACATTCATGCGTACTTTGATACTATCATTGATTCAGTTGATTCAGCAACAGGTGGTGGTACAGACCGTTACTTGAGTGAAGATTATATGTTCTGTCAACTTTGGCGTAAAATTGGTGGATCAATTTGGTTGTGTCCTTGGATGAAAGCAGACCACATTGGTACTTATCATTTCAAAGGTGATATGCCTGCCGTAGCCAATTTCGTTGGAGAAATGTAATGTCTGATGATGTTGTCAAAGCATCACAAACGGCCACCACTGGTGGTCGTAAGTTTGACGGCAACAAACTAGAATATGGTTTGTTGCCACCTATTGCTCTTGAGGCCACTGTTGATGTATTAACTTTTGGTGCTCAAAAGTATGAAAGAGATAATTGGAAAAACGTACCTGATTCTAAACGCAGGTATTATGATGCACTTCAGCGGCATCTATGGGCATGGAAAAAAGGTGAAATTCTCGATGAAGAATCTGGTAAACACCACCTGGCCCATGCGATGTGCTGCTTGATGTTTTTGTATGAACATGATATACTCTATTCATGTTAAATTTTATAATGAGGAACACAAATGAAAATTTCTAATGAAACACTGACAGTTCTAAAGAACTTTGTCGGTATCAATGCAAGTATTGAATTCAAAAAAGGAAACAAGATTGCAACAATTTCTCCCACTAAAACTGTTTTGGCAAAAGCTACAGTTACGGATACTTTTCCACAAGATTTCTGTATTCATGATTTGAACCAGTTCTTGTCTGTACAATCTTTGTATAAAGATGGCGAGATTGATTTTGATGACAAACATGTTATCTTCAAATCTGGTCGTAAGAAACTCAACTATCGTACCACATCACGTAATGTTATCGTTACAGTACCGGAAAAAGAATTGAGTTTGCCATCTGTTGATGCATCGTTCTCTTTGACTGCCGATGACTTGGCCAACATTATGAAATCATCTGCTGTGTTACAATCACCTAACGTTGCCATCACATCTGATGGTGATAAGATTTATGTTACCTCTTTTGATGCAAATGATGATGCAGCACACGTTAACTCCACAGAAATTACCGATGGTAATGGTTCTGTATTCAAAGCAGTTTTCTTAACTGAGAACTTGAAGATGATGCCTGATTCTTATAACGTGGAAATTTCATCTAAAGGTCTAGCATCTTTCAAAAACACTAAAGGTGATTTACAGTATTGGATTGCCATTGAAGCCAAACACTCTAAGTTTGGAGAATAATATGATTTGGTTAACAGATGCTATTAACAAACACAAAGTTGCAATTAATCCATATTATATTATAGCTGTGTTTCAAGTACCTGAAAGTGATGACCCTGCTCAAAATGCACACAAAGGTAAAACCGCAATCAATTTAACCAATGGTAGTTTGATTGTTGAAGAAACAGAATATGACGTTGTTGGAAGGATTGCATCATTATGACTAAAGTAAATACATTGTTTGGTTCTTTTGATGAAGAGCAACTAAAGAAACTCAAAGGATATGTTGATGAATTAGTTCTTCACATGAATAAAAATCAAGCAAACAATGATGCAATGAAAGATATTGTGGATTTTGCCAATGATGAATTGAAAATCCCTAAGAAGATTGTCAAACGTATGGCAAAAACACAATTCAAAAATTCATTCCAAACAGAAGTGGCAGAATCAAAAGAGTTTGAGGCTCTGTTTGAAAGTATGAATGAGGTGAAATGATGGGTGAAATTAGAATGTGGACCGATAAAACTCAATACATTGCTGTATTGAGAAAAGAAATTCAGGTTTTAAAAACTCGTTATAACCCAGAAATAGAAGGCACAGGTCATTTCAATACAGCAATCTCTGTATTGGAAAACCGAATCAAAGAACTTGAACAAGAATTGAACTGGCCATTCCCTGGCTAAATTAATTTATTATATTATGGAGTATTTGAATGAACGAACACATGTTGTGGGTGGAGAAGTATCGCCCTAAAACCGTTGAAGATTGTATTTTGCCTGAAGGTATCAAGGCAACTTTCCAAGAATATGTAAACCGTAAAGAGATTCCAAATCTTCTACTATCAGGTACTGCTGGTGTTGGTAAAACAACTATCGCAAAAGCCTTGTGTCAAGAAGTTGGTTGTGATTACATTGTTATCAACGGGTCTGATGAGTCAGGTATTGACACATTCAGGAACAAAATTAAGAACTATGCTTCATCTGTATCCTTGACTGGTGGCCGCAAGGTCATCATCATTGATGAGGCAGATTATCTAAATCCAAATTCAACTCAACCTGCGTTGCGTGGTGCCATTGAGGAGTTCTCAGAGAACTGTTCGTTTATCTTTACCTGTAACTTCAAGAATCGGATTATTGATCCAATCCATTCTCGTTGCACTGTTGTTGATTTTAAAATCAATGGTAGTAAACCAAAGATGGCTGCACAATTCTTCAAACGTGTAGAATGGATTCTGGAACAAGAAGGCATCACATACGACAAACAGGTTGTGGCTGCGGTTATCACCAAACATTTTCCAGACAATCGCCGTGTTTTAAATGAACTACAACGATACTCCGTTTCTGGTACGATTGACAAAGGCATTCTGGCATCCGTTTCTGATGTTAATTTATCTGAATTGGTCAAGGCATTAAAAGACAAAGATTTTACTTCTTGTCGTAAATGGGTTACAGGCAATTTAGACAATGATGCAACCACCTTGTTTCGTAAGTTATATGAATCATTGTATGAAGCATTAGAAGCCAATTCTGTGCCACAGATGGTTGTTATTATTGCTAAGTATCAGTATCAGGCAGCTTTCGTTGCAGACCATGAGATTAATCTTATTGCCTGTTTGACAGAAATTATGGTTGAGTGTGAGTTCAAATGAGTCCGTTCGATTACGTTGACTTCATTCTTCGTAAGAAAAAACCAGACGGAGAATTAGATTTTACAGACTATGCGCCATTTATTGTAAATAGGTCTTTATCTTATCACCTAGATTGTGTTCTCTATGCAAATGAGATGAACCTACATCCAGGTGTTGATAAAGATATGCAATACCAGTATTTTCTAAATAGTATTAGACCGATGAAACGAGGTTTTCAACCTTGGCAAAAGTCTAAAACTGACGAGAATATTGAGTGTGTGAAAGCCTATTTTGGTTATTCTAACGCCAAGGCCAAAGAGGCCCTACGTATTCTCTCCGATGAACAAATCGCTGTAATAAAAACAAAAACAGATACGGGCGGAGTGAAGAATAATGGTAAATCTTAATGACCTAATTGAAGTAACATTAAATGAAAAAGACGATTTTTTAAAAGTACGTGAAACGTTAACACGTATTGGTGTAGCTTCTAAAAAAGACCAAATTTTATATCAATCATGCCACATACTCCACAAACGTGGACAATATTATGTGGTGCATTTCAAAGAACTATTTGCCTTGGATGGAAAACCAACAGACATTTCAGAGAGTGATTTAGCACGTAGGAATGCCATTGCAAACCTATTGGAAGATTGGGGATTGGTTAAACTGGTAAATCCTAAACAGACGGAAGTACCAGAACCTATTTTCTTATCACAAATCAAAATAATTTCTCATAAAGAAAAAGATGATTGGCAATTGATACCAAAATACAATATTGGTAAAAAACCGAATAATGGTTGACACTCAGTATAAATACTGATATAATCTCAGTCCCTTGGGATGGGAAAGTCAAAGGTGGAACCTGGTCCTACCGAGACTCAATACTCCAGGAAAAAAGGTGCTCCACCTACCTTAGGAGCGTTAGTAAAACGGGCAAACGATATTGTCGCTGGAGAACGTAACCAGTACCTTAACCGATACGCCTTCGGGGTATCAATTTTTAATCTCGCTTTTAGGAGAAACACATGACTTACATTAAAGATGTATTTGGTAATGACTTTGGTTGGAGCAAAATCCAACCGTTCACCGTAGGTTTTGATGATACATTAACACTTATGCGTGAAGCTGCAGCAGCTGCAACTAAGGCCGCATCCTATCCTCCATACAATATCAAACAAGTAAAAGAAAACAAGTACGTCATTGAGATGGCAGTTGCTGGTTTTGCTAAGTCTGATATTGAGATGACTTTGGAAGGAAATAAACTCGTAATTAAAGCCGCATCTAAAGATGATGATTCTGAAGATTATCTGTACAAAGGTATTGCAAACCGTGGGTTTGAACGCACCTTTACTCTTGCAGATAAAGTAGAAATCAAGGATGCAGAGATGATGAATGGTATGCTTAAAATTTGGCTAGAAAATATGGTCAAAGCACAAGACGCCATTAAGAAAATCTCCATCAAGGAGAGTGATGACAAATGATTCAACTAATTAACAACTTCTTTAAGCGAATAAGTGGTAATTACGGAAATGATTTGGAATCATATATTACCTCTAGGGACCCCAAGAACGAAGGCGATGTTGAAAGACTGACGCTTGAATATAATACCAGGTTATTACAAAACCGTTATTATTAAAACGAAAGGGGTTGCTTGACAACCCCTTTTTTTGCCTATATAATACTCACTATGAAAACAGAAAAACCATTTATCAAAAAAGTCCGTGTGAAAACCACACATGAAACTTATTTCGTTTGCGGACCAGAAACCAAAGAAATTGATGGTGTGCAATTTGTTTATGTAATCAAGAACATTGGTATTCGTGATACGCCAAAATTAATGCGTAAAGATTCTTTGGAGTATGTCAAATAATTTGCCCATATAGCTTAATGGTAAAGCAGGCGACTCATAATCGCTTGAGTGGGAGTTCAATTCTCTCTGTGGGCACCAAATAATATGAAACAAAAATTTCGTGATGCTTATATGAAAGTGGCCGAGACATTTGCAGAATTGTCCTCGGCTCGTAGACTTCATGTTGGTGCCATTGTAGTCAAAGAAGATAGAATCATATCTATTGGTTACAATGGTATGCCTTCAGGTTGGGACAATAATTGTGAATATGAAGAAATTTATGATTATAAATTCAATGATGAACATTATCAATTAAAAACTAGACCTGAGGTACTTCATGCTGAAACAAATGCGATTGCCAAGTTGGCTAAATCTACAGAATCTGGTGACGGTGCTACTATGTTTGTTACCCATGCTCCATGTATGGACTGTGCCAAACTTATCTACCAAAGTGGTATTAACTGTGTTTTATATCGGAACTCTTATAAGTCTGATGATGGTATCAATTTTCTGGCCAAGGCTGGTGTCTCTGTGGAAAAACTAAATAATCAGGAGTTCTAATGTTTTAATTTAACTTACAGGAGACTTACATGAATATAAAAATAGTAAACTGTCCTGACAAAGATTTTAAACCATTTATTGAACGTGCCGCAAAATATTTTTCTGAAGAACTGATACCAAATAAAAGAATCCGTAACAACTGTTATACAGTAATTATTTTTAATGATAAGATTACTGAGTTTGGTTCTGCTGAAATAGTTGCTTATAATACATTAAAAAAAGCCAGAGAATTTAAAATAGAAATACATCCAGGTATTGGTGTACGAAATATATTTGAAACATTAGCACATGAAATGGTTCACGTAAAACAATATGTGGACGGAGAATTAAATGATAGTATGACGAGTTGGCGTGGTAAGAAAGTCAACTCTGATGATATAGATTATTGGTTACAACCATGGGAATTGGATGCATTGGGCAGAGAACAAGGACTTTTAACCAATTTTGCAATCAAAGAAAATCTATGGGAAGTCTTTGAAGGATTCAGAGACCCATCAGCACCAATAGAAAATGTTCCAATATATTGGAAAAATATTTAAAATGACCGCTTGCCAAAAACAAAAAGCTCCTATATAATAACACTATGAACAAATTAAACCTTAACTCCTTTAAATCTCAGCAAGAGTATCGCTCAATTAGTACACCTAATTGCGCCGATATGCCATGGGCGGTGGACAGGGGATTTGTATAACGTAATAGAAAATACTACAAACACAAAACCCCTAGGCCTAAAAATCTAGGGGTTTTTTGTTTTGGTGTTGTCATTTCACAACAACCAACTTGACAAGATGGTAGATTTATTCTATACTCTTGTTTGTTCTTTAAAAATTTGTTGTAGTTTATTGGGGTATAGCATAGTGGTAGTGCTGCGGACTTTGAATCCGTAGGTCCTTGTTCGATTCAAGGTACCCCAGCCATATAAAAGCACACTTTAGGTTCAGTTATTCTTAGAGATAGCTAACAGCACTTAGTAAGGGTGCCTAGTGTGTTTCTATATGGAAGATGATGCAGCGGTGTTGGTACTGCGACCAGCCTTGAAAACTGGGTTCTCAGAAATGGGATGGGGTTCGACTCCTCCGTCTTCCGCCAAATTTGGAGATTGGGCAGGATGGTAATGCAGCAGATTGCTAATCTGTCATCGTAGTGATACGGTGAGTGGGTTCGATTCCCACAGTCTCCGCCAAATGTGTAGGTGTGACCCGAATGGTTAGGGAACGGATTGCAACCCCGTTTTATGCAGGTTCGACTCCTGCCACCTACTCCATAATACGAAAGTATTAGTTGTTGAAATACAACATGATGGTTGACAAAAGATGTGGTTGTGTTATACTTCTTTCATCGGTTGAGAAATCAATTGAGGTTGTTTCAAAAAGCGAGACACGCTAGCAATAGCAAAAAGTTAAGCAGGAAACATTAAATGAGGCTGTGCCTCAGCCACTGTTCTTTAAAAATTTGTTGTAGTTATTTGCACCGTTCGTCTATCGGTTAGGACGCTGCCCTTTCAAGGCGGAAAGACCAGTTCGATTCTGGTACGGTGTACCATACTAAAGCATATTAGGTTACCAAGCCAGTAGGTAATTTAGTTCACCCCCAACTGACGGAGTTGGAATGACTAAGTTACATGAAAGATGGAAACGAAACTGTTTTGATGCAGTGGATACGGTGGTCACGCTGGAACAACTTGGCAAGTAATGTGGTTAACAGACAAGTCCGTGGACGGCACGGTAGGGCAGGATCAAAACTGTTATTTCTGTTAAACATCCTAATGTCTTTTAGTATGGTAATTTGGAGGTATAACTTAACGGCTAAAGTAGTAGGCTTTTAACCTATTAATCAGAGTTCGATTCTCTGTGCCTCTACCAAAGAATATGGATGTGTAGGAAAATTGGTAACCCCAGGAGACTGTAAATCTTCCGCCTCAGCGCATTGTTGGTTCAAGTCCAACCGCATCCACCAAATTTGGTCTCAAAGTGTTCACGGACGCACGTATGCCTGTCACGCATAAAGAAGGGGATCGTTACCCCTTGGGACCGCCAAGTAATTGTTGTAAAGGAAAAGAAAATGAATATAAATGATATGGTTGGAAAAGTGTTCACATCGGTGACACAAGATGGTTATGAAATGGTGTTTAAGAATGATACTGAATTATTCAGATTCTATCATTATCAAAATTGTTGCGAATCAGTTTACATTGAAAGCGTTGTAGGCGATTTATCAGATTTAGAAGGTGAACCACTTTTGATTGCTGAAGAAGTATCAGGTGAAATACCAGAACCTAAAGAAAATGAATACATTGAATCTCGCACATGGACATTTTACAAATTTGCTACACGCAAAGGTTATGTTGATGTTCGTTGGTTGGGAGAATCAAACGGTTACTATTCTGAATCAGTAGATTTAGAATATGAGTTAGTATAAAGAATATTCCAGAGTAGCACAGCGGTAGTGCAGTTGACTGTTAATCAATTGGTCGTAGGTTCGATCCCTGCCTCTGGAGCCAAAGCCGTTCCGCTTTGTTAGCGGATACTGTGACCCGCAGGATAGAAGTGAGGTGACTCTCACGGGTGGTAGTCTTTAAACCGAAAGGCCGCTGGCAGTGCGAGAACGGTCCTGGTCGGGAAGCGGGTGGAGGTCGTGCGTGATGTTGTCGTGGATTATTCGTCTAGTCCGATGATTGATGCGATATAATTACCGCCGCAGGACGCAGAGCATTTTATTTAGCCCTACTAGTATAATGGCATTACAGTGGTTTTGTAATCCTCTGATGGCAGTTCGATTCTGTCGTGGGGCACCAATTTTCTCGGTGTGGTGAAATGGTATCATTCGTGGTTTGGGGCCATGTGGCGGGGGTTCGATTCCCTCCACCGAGACCAGTTTTTTTTGGGGCTGTTAGTTAAATGGGATAACATCGGTTTTGCAAGTCGAGATTGGGAGTTCGATTCTCCCACGGTCCACCATTTTTTTAGGAGTAGTATATGAAGCGAAAGATAACCGTCAAGGAACGTAACTGTTTCGTTCGCTTGGCATTGTTTAGAAAAGCAGGTGTTCATCGTAAGACTAATAAGGCCTTGCGTAAAGCACAAAATCAAATACCTTTGGGGGTATAACTTAACGGCTAAAGTAGTAGGCTTTTAACCTATTAATCAGAGTTCGATTCTCTGTGCCTCTACCATATAAAAACACATTAGAGATAAGCAGGAACTTGTGGCCACGAGGTCGCCTCGTCTAGTGTGTTTCTATATGGTGATGTAGCTCAACCGGCAGAGCAACTCCTTCATACGGAGAAGGTTGGGGGCTCGGTTCCCTCCATCACCACCAATATGGGTCTTTAGCTCAGTGAACAGAGCTCTTGGCTACGAACCAAGAGGTCGGGGGTTTGAATCCCTCAAGACCCTCCATAAATACCTCTTGTAGCTCAATGGTAGAGCACCCGCTTGATAAGCGGTAGACGTAAGGTTCGATTCCTTTCGAGAGGACCAAATATCTCGATGGTGTAATGGCAGCATAGCAGTCTCCAAAACTGTTGGTTGGGGTTCAAGTCCCTATCGGGATGCCAATTTTATATAAGGTGATTAATATGAAAAAGTTCGACATACAGGAAGTAAAAGAATTCCTTGCAAGTCAAGGACCAGAAACCAAAGTGTACCTTGGTGCCGATTCTGAAAGAATCAGAATTAATGGTGTTTGGTATGCTGATTATGCATTGGCTGTCGTAGTTCATATTGATGGCCGTCACGGTTGTAAAATTTTCGGTTTCGTTGACCGTGAATTAGATTATGACCACAAGAAAAGTAAACCTGCTATGAGACTGATGACCGAAGTTTACAAGGTATCAGATTTGTTCCAAGAATTGGCCGATGTATTAGAAGATTTTCATGTTGAAGTTCATTTGGACTTAAACAAATCAGATGAATTCGGAAGTTCTTGTGTTGTACAGCAAGCAATTGGTTATATCAAAGGTACCTGTAACATGACACCAATGGTTAAACCAGATGCACCTGCTGCAAGTTTCTGTGCTGACAGATTGAAAAGAATTCTGGCAGAACAAGAAGCCGTATAATCTCCTACATAGGGGTTTAACCCCTAGGAGATTACAATGGCAAGAAAACCTAATTTAGCAAAAACTGCTAACAGAGATGTAGCAGTTGGTCACGGTATAGAAAGAAGTCCAAAGTGGCCAGGTGTACAGAAATTACATTTAAAATTTCATCCCGTTTGTGAATCATGTGGTTCTTCAAAGAATCTAAATGTACATCACAAAAAACCATTTCATCTTTTTCCTGAACATGAATTAGATATGAATAATCTAATTACACTTTGTATGGATGAAGAAAAAGAATGTCACATTAAAATTGGTCACGGTGACAATTTCAAAGATTATAATCCAGATGTAGAAGTTGATGCACAAAAAGTTCGTGCTGATATTTCTTTGTTTGAATCTGTGGCAGAAGAAGCCAAGAAAAAAAGATTAATTGCTTAATCTATGGAGAAATTAGTTTAGTGGTAAAACCACGGGTTGTGATTCCGTTATCACCAGTTCGATCCTGGTATTTCTCCCCAATTTATGCCTTGTTAACTCAGCGGTAGAGTAGCGCTTTTACACAGCGAAGGTCGGCAGTTCGATCCTGTCACAAGGTACCATTATGCCGATATAGCTCAGGTGGTAGAGCAGTAGACTGAAAATCTATGTGTCGTAAGTTCAACTCTTACTATTGGCACCATATGTTGTTAAAACAAATTCATCTTTTTTAGGTGGATTT